GCATAAGACAGAAGCAGCGAAATCTTGACGTTTACCTCAGAAAAGTCGGCCGTCAATATGTCGATGTCATCCTTGAGAAATACGCAGCCCCTAGAATTGTCAGGGTTACGAATAATCAAGATGATGCTCAATTCTTTAAAATATCTATGTCAAAAGAGCAGGATGAAAATGGTGAGCAAAAGGTTTCAGCTATCATCCAACAATATAAGCAGGGCGAGGACGGAACTGTCGTTGCCGACAGTGAGTTCAAACAGATGCTCATATCAGGCCGCTTTGATGTCCGGGTTAATACGGGGTCTAGTTTACCTTTCGCAGTAGCTGACAAAGAGCAAAAGGTGCTAGCTTTATATGACCGTCAAATCCTTGACGCTGAAGAAGTTCTTGACGCTTTGGAGTATCCAAATCGCGAAGAAATATTGGAAAGATTAAAACAGAGGGAGCAAGAAGCCCTCGCAATGGCTCAACAGGGAGGGCAATAATGGAAGAGATGCCGAAAGAACAGATGGCAGAACAAGCACCAGCCGAAGGCGGCGGACAACTTGAACAAATGGTTAAGGGTGTTGTTGATTCAATGAGCACCTTGCTTGCCGTTTTGGATGAGGGCGGTGATCAAGTTAACCCACAAGCCAAGCAATCAATCGAGCAAGCGCAGCAGTTATTTCAAGAAGGCGTGTCAGCCCTTACGGGTTCGGCTCCAGCGCAACAGCCTCAAAACAAGGCCATACCCGTCCAGCAAGAAGGTATGCCAGTTGGACCGGCAGGCGTATAACTTAGAATCTATATATTAAGAGGTTTATTATGGAACAAGAACCAACAAACGAGGAAATCCTTGAAAGTATCAAAGAGGATCCCGCTCAGGAACAACCAGAGCAGCCGCAAGAAGAGCAGGCTGCCGAAGCCCCTGCGGGCTATTCTTTTAAATCTGATGAGGATTTGTTTGCACATAAGCTTAAGTATAAAGCAGACGGCAAAGAGATTGAGGAAGACATTGGAACTGTTCTGAAAAGAGCAAGCCAGGGCTATCATTACGCTCAACAAATGGCGGCTTTAAAGAAAGAACAGGAAGATATAGCGGCTCAGAGAGAACAATACCAGGGACTTGACGAATATAAAAAATTTGCAGAGTATGCAAAGCAGAACCCCGAGTGGTACAATCATTGGCAGAACGCATGGCAGAATCGAGGTACTGAACAGCTTCAATCCGAAGGGGAGACGAACCCAGCTAATCAAATTGATGAGCGGGTCAACGCAATTCTGGAGGACAAGCTCAGGACCGTCAACGAGTTTGCCAAAAGCGTAGAGGATCAGAAGAAACAGGCAGAGCTTGAAGCTCAAGACCGGGCTCTCATGGAAGAAGTCAATAAGACTCGCGAGACTTATAAAGATATCGACTTCGACTCCACAGACCCCGAAGACGGCAAAAGCCTGGAGTATAAGGTTTTAGAATTTCAAATTCAAAACAATATTCCTACTTTTGACGCGGCATTTAAGGCTTTTTATCACGATAACCTTGTCCAAAGACAAGTTATGCAGCAGAAAGAAGCCTGGCTGAAAGAGCAACAAAAGCAAGTCAAAGAGGGCATTGTTCAAGGACAATCCACCCGCAGAAGCTCATTTGATCCAAAAAATAGCTCGTATGATCAAATAACTGATCATGCTCTCAAAGAATTAGGATTTACAACATAACAGGAGTTTAGAAATGGCTTTATCAGTCGATCAACTAAACGCCATAACGGAAAAATATTACGTCAAGAAATTGCATGACAATATCTTCGACTCTAACCCGTTATTGCGTCGAATCAGAAATGGCGGATCTTACAAATCAACATCAGGCGGAACTCAAATCTATGTTCCCCTAAACTATGCAACTACTTCAGCGGCAGGCTGGTATTCAGGCGCAGATACTTTGAATACTACCGACAACGACAACATCACAGCGGCAGCCTATGATTGGAAGTCATTGTATGCAGGCGTTTCTATCACTGAAGAAGATGAACTTAAGAATGCGGGCGAAGCTGCTCAATTAAACCTTCTCAAATCTAAAATGATGATTGCTGAGAAGACTTTGAAAGACAGCTTGGGCACCGGGCTCTTCTCTGATGGTTCAGACAGCAAGTCAATTGTTGGTTTGAGAGATATCGTAGCAGCAGATCAAACTGTTGGCGGAATCAGTCAAGCAAACAACAGTTGGTGGCAAGCTCAAGTTGATAGCAGCACAACGACTCTATCAATCAGCGCAATGAACAGCGTTTTCCAAGATTGTTCAGTGGACAGTGAAATCCCTGATTACATCGTCACTACTCGCGCAATCTACAATGCTTACTATGCGCTTCTTCAGCCGCAGCAACGCTTTGCATCTGAAGACGAAGCTAAGGGCGGGTTCTCAAGTCTTATGTTCAACGGCAAGCCTGTTGTTCATGACTCACATTGCCCAGCCAACCACATGTTTATGCTCAACTTGAGCCACTTGCACTTGTTCTATCATCCGAAGAGAAACATCTCTTTTGAGCCGTTCCAGAAGCCAATCAACCAACAGGTTAAGGTTTCCAGGTTCTTGTGGATGGGAGCACTTGGTTCATCTAACAACAGGCTTCACGGCCTATTATCTGGAATCACAGGTTAAGAAAGGGGTTAATTATGAGTGTTTATAATTGCGGCCCCGTAGTATTCGCGGGCAAATCATCGACTACCAACGCTCTTGGATCTAACGATCCTGAAGTTGGTACTATTTACCGAGAAGGTGATGAAGAGTATGTGTGGGTTTATAACGCTGGCAACAGCCAAATCCAACCAAGCTATGGAGCGGTTATGAGTGCCGTTTCTGGCTACTCTGTCACCCTTTCTTCTGTCACTTCCGTCGATCTTCTTGTTGGTGTCTGCAAACATGCGACAATTGCAACAGGATATTACGGTTGGTTAATGAAGAAAGGCTTTGTTGAAGTAGAAATGGAAGCAGACAACTCATGCGCGGCAGGGCAGCTTCTTGCTCTTGCAGCTGATGGTGAGTTTGCTCTTAAGTCTAACTCAACAGGCTACCCAACTCCAGCAGTTGGAAAAGCAATGGCGGCGATCGCTTCCGGCGCTTCTGGTACTGCTTACATTTCAGTTTACTAATTACTTTTATTTTGAACGTATATTAAGAGGTTTATTATGGTTAAGAAGCGAGAGATTATTTGTGACTATCAGCCTTTGATTTTCAGTCCTCCGAAGCCGAAAGATGACTTGTATAGGCAGGCATGTTCGAACGATGAGGCAACAATAAATCACTGGCGGGAAATTTGGATAAATAACATTCGTGCTAACCATGAAAACTTCGGGCCGTTCAAAGATAAAGGTGTTGGCAATCTGTTCGGAAAGCACAAGGGCCAGCCCGTGATCATCGCGGGCTCAGGCCCATCTTTAAAGTTTAATGCCCATGATCTTAAAAACAAAGATTTTATACCTCTTGTTTCATGCTTACATAATTTTCACTTCTTTGAAGATATCGGGGCTCCGGCTGATTATTATGTTAGTCTCGACGCTGGCCCGGTTACGATCGAAGAAGTAAGCGAGGGCGGGCAGAAAACCCCTGAAGAGTATTGGGAGATAACCAAAGACCGGGTTCTCATTGCATTCATTGGTTCAGATCCTAAGTTGATTGAAAAGTGGCAAGGTGAAATCTATTGGTTTGCGGCTCCGATACCTGATCAAGAGTTTCAAGATAAAGTTGATGAGATCGAGGTTTTTCATACTAATGTCTCAAACGGCGGGAATGTTCTCGGGGCTTGCCTTTATATTTCAAAGGCTTTTCTCGGGGCGGGTTCGATTGTCTTCATCGGGGCTGATTTTAGTTTTGGATATGACAGGCGCTTTCATGGCTGGGATTCTAAATATGATGAGAAGATGGGTCAATGCATCCCTCTTACGGATATATTTGGCGTTAAAGTCCCAACATGGCCAACGTACTCGAACTTCAAAGGGTGGTTTGATTGGGTGACGATGCATGTGCCGGGGATTTACATCAATGCTTCAGAGGGTGGTTGTCTTGGTTCATATCCCGAGGGAAATCTCAATTCTCTTAGATATATGGATTTGAAAGACTGCATTGAGATGTATACAATGAGTGATAAAATAAGAGAACAAGCAATCAATCCCTCTGTTGGGGGAATCGAAGGAAAGAAAATACTTTTTTAGAGGTAAAATATGGCTTTTACAGCAACAGTAGACAAAAAGACAGTTTTCGGTGATGAAAGAGTTATTCACTACACAATCACAGCAGATGCTGCCACTGGTGTTATTGATACAGGACTAGGGACAGTTGTTGCTGTTCAAGCTTCTCCTGCTTCAATGGCATCAGCTCCATTCAGCATCAAGAAAGATGAACTAGCAGCAGGTACAGCCTCAGCTGGCAACATTGCAATCACGGGCGTTGCCTCAGGCGATGAAATCTATGTGACTGTATACGGACGATAATCGTTAATTTTATTTATTTAGAGGTTTATTATGAGAGTTAGAATCGTAAACAATAACGTTTTTGATCATGTTGAGAAGTTCCGAGGCGATACTGTCAGAATCCCAGCGGGCGGGTTCATTGAGATGGAGAGAGAAGACGCTGTTCTGTTTAAGAGCAATTTCTTTCCTCCCAAGTTCAACGGCAATGGGCTTCAAACCCCTGAGTCGATGAAGATGCTCAAACTTGAACCAATCCCAGAGAAGGAGCAGGCTCCAGAGATCCCGGTTGAAAAGGATCTAGTCTGCCAAGCCTGCGGGTTCGTAGCCAAGTCAGCGGCAGGACTAAAAAGCCATATCCGGTCAAATCACGCTCATTTGATGGTTGATGATGAAGCGAGAGATAAACTTGAGGAAGCATAATGTTTAAAAAAGAATATGACGGCAAGAATGTTGAGATCATGGGGAAGTGGTACATTAAGAACTACGGTCCCAACGGTGTCTTAAAGGAAGACATCAGCGGAAAGAATGTCATAACCGAAGGCGGGCTTTCTTTTCTTGCCTCATTTCTTAATTCAGCTGTTGCAGGTGCTGGAACTTGGGATATGGACCAAATAGGAATTGGCACAGACGCAACAGCTGAAGCTGCTTCCAATACAGCTCTAGGGACGGAATTGGCCAGGACCACGGGAACGGCTTCTTATGTTTCTGACGCTATTTACAGGGTTACGGCTACATTTGCAGCCGGAACTGGAACGGGAGCTATCGTCGAATATGGACTGTTCAGTTCATCGACAGGCGGAACAATGTTCTCAAGAGACACTGAAAGCGTTATCAATAAAGCGGCTGGAGATACTTTAGTCGTTACAACAGAGATAACATTTAGCTAATGGCAAACCATGCAATTACCATATCCAACAGAATCCTTGTCTATGGACCGGGTTCTGTTAGCTATTGGGGAACAATGCAGTGGGGCACCGATGTCTGGGGATCTGACAGAGATACTGACTTCCAAATCGAGAAAGTTCTCGATAATAGCCTATCGTTAGCTTCAGCCCAAGATTTTGATGTTTCTAAGCTCGTTTCAAACGCTATATCTATTGCGACAACAACAAACAAGTCAATCATAAGATCAATATCAAATAGCGTTACAATCAGCACAGACGCTGTCGATTATTCATTAAATACCGCATCAGGTTGGAAAAGATATGAACTTGGAGTGGATGACTTAAACGATAGAAATGTAGTAGAATATTCGCAAGAGTCAGCAACCGACCCCGGTTACACTGCGAGAACCCCATCATCACCTTCATGGGAGGACGCGTGACCCCATCGAATTTAGCAGCGATAATAAGAGAACGCTATAACGCCACGGGCGATAGCTTTTTTTCTGATACGTATATTTATAACCTTATCTATCAGGCTGAAATGGAGCTAGCTCTTGAGGCCAATGTTATAGAGAATAGCTACACAACTGTTTCGGTCTCAGGAACCCGCGAATATGCTTATCCCGACAACGCCATATCAATCAGGCGGGTTGAATATAAGGGGGTTAAGCTCATTCCTGTTGAGCTTATAGAAGATCCAAAAACTTCACTGACAGAGCCCTCGGGAACCCCGGCGCAATATGCCATCTGGGACAATGAGCTTATTTTGTTTCCTACTCCCGATACTGATGGTGATCAGATAAAGGTTTTTTCTTATGATATGCCATCAGAGGTGTCGGCAACTTCGACATTATCAACACCAGCTCAGTATCATCTAAGCCTGATTCATTTCTGCATTAGCAACATGCATGCAAAAGAACTTAATGACAAAATGGCAAGCTATCATATGAGCTTATGGCGTGATGAGATAAGGCGAATAAAGCGCGAAAGAAAACGTTCAAAGCATGGCGATATGTATGCAGTCGTAAGAGATGAAGCAGACATTCCAGCACATCCGGGGGTTCTTTTTTGACATCTAGAACGGCTAAAAGATATCCCGCAAAAGAACGTCTCACAATTGACGGCGGGTTAAATAACAAGTTCGAAAGAAACCAGATTCAGGACAATGAGAGCCCAGATTGCTTGAATGTTGTTTTTGATGACGGCGCGGTTCAAACTCGCGGCGGATCTGACAAATTCAACACAACAGCGGTCGGATCATATGCGGCCCAGGGGATATATACCCGTCACGATCAGGACGGCACAAACACAATGATCGCCTGGTGGAACGGTACTGCTTATGACTGGCAGGCTTCGACCTTTGCAACAATACCTTCAGCTCAATCAGTCTTTACCGCAGGAACCCGGGTTTATGCTGCGGAATATGAAAATCATATTTTCTTTTGCAACGGAACCGAGATCCCTTATAAATACGGCGGCCAGGGTGATGAGTTTACCCGTCACGGGATCTATGCGCCATCAG